ATGGTTCAAAAATCAATATGGGGCGGACGGTTCCTCACAGACTCCGACCTGTTTAAGTAGAAATTCACTTGGAGGTGAACAATATGTCAGAAGAAATCATTAAAAATCAACCAGGCGTGTCTGTCCCAGGAAACTTTAACTCTGAGGGTGGCTTTGCTTCTGGTGGAATTGGTGGAGTATCAACTCCAGCATCAGGAATTTTAGGAAATATTCCTACTGCTCTTTCTGGAGTCACATCCGGACCAAACGCTGTAAATCCTTCGGGTGCAGCAGGTAGTGGAATTCTACGACCTGAACAGGCTCGTCAATTTATTGACTATGTTTGGGATGCAACTGTTCTTGCAAAAGACGGACGTAGAGTTACAATGCGAGCAAATACAATGGAACTTGAAAAAGTTAACGTTGGTGAGCGTGTAATTCGTGCTGCTGCTCAAGGCAGTGGTGCATATACAAACGCTGGTGCTACTTTTTCTAAAGTAGAATTGACAACCAAAAAGATTCGTCTTGATTGGGAAGTTACATCAGAAGGTCTAGAAGATAATATTGAAGGGGCTGCTCTTGAAGATCATCTTGTTCGTTTGATGACCAACGCATTCGGTAATGATATCGAAGACTTGGCTATTAACGGAGATGGTTCAACAGGATCATTCCTTTCTATTATGGAAGGCTTTGTTAAGAAAGTTACAACTAATGGAGATGCACACGATTCAGTTCTTCCAGCAGTTACAAGCGATAACTGGACAACTCCAGTTATGCAAGGCATTATCAATGCAATGCCACGTAAGTATCGTGCACTTAAGAACAATCTTAAGTTCTATGCAGGTACAGATGTTTTCCAAAGCATCGTACGTAACAACGGTACTCTTGCAGATGCTATTTCTGAGGCTTTCTCAAGCCGTAACGGTAGCACACAAGCAAATCGTCAAGACTATCTTGATGGCGTAGGACAAACATTCGGAGGAGCCCGTACCACTCGTGTACTTGGCGTTGACGTAATGGAAGTTCCTTACTACCCAGCAGATTATGTCGATCTTACTTTCCCACAGAACCGTATTTGGGGATTCCAACGGGATATTACCGTCAATCGTCAATATGTTCCAAAGAAAGATACAATTGAATACACCGTATTCGTACGTTTTGGTGTTCAAATTGAAGAAGAAGATGCAATTGCCTACAAGGACATTGCTGCTTCCTAATCATTAAGCAATTATCTAGGGCAGGGGATTCGTTCTCTGCCCTTTTTAATTAAATCTGATATAATAATAACAAAGGAGTAAAATGTCAACTGTAAAGAAAACAACTCAAGAAAAGATTGTTGAAGTAAAAGAACAAAACAGTCAGGCAGTAATCTACTCTGATAAAAACCTTTATTTTGATAAGTATGGACACATAGATCAAGGCTATAATATTGTTAAAACAGAGTTTGTTGATATATACCTACAACACAAATCAGTTAGAGAGGCTAGCGCTCTAGAACTTGCAAAGCACTATGGTATTAAATAATGCAAGTACTGAGACTTCCGCCATACCCAATCACTATTACCTATGATGTTCCAAATGCTTATGCTGATTACTTATTAGTTATTGAAAGCCCAGATTTTACAGAAATTGAAGAAGAAGTTACCTCAAATGCCAACAAAAAAATATCTTATGTTTTAGATGACGACTACGTAAAATATGATGGATCTTATACCCTTACAATCTATGAAGCCGAAAGTGGAGCAGGCGCAGACATTGTTGTTCAAGATAGCCTTGAAATTTATAGACCATATGCTGATCCAAATGATTTAGCAACTACAGCAACTGAAATTGCAGAATATAAAAAACAAGAATTTTTAGCAAGATCTATTATTGACGCAGTTCTTGAAGAGGGATTTTATTATAAAAAGAAAATAATTGAGTATGTAGGACTTGGAACTGACTATGCACCAATTAACTATAAAAGTCATAAAGTTTTAAAAGTATATCAAGATAACATTCTTCACTATGACGCCAGTCTAGCAACCCCAGCAATTTTTGGAATTACCTTTAAGTTAAGTGATAATGGAACTGCGGTTATTAAAGATTTGCCAGGAGAAGAATATAACAGATCAGAGCAGGCTCCTTTGTTTTTGCCAACTGCCCAGTCAGACTGGCTTGGACCAATCGGCTACGGCAACTCCTTTGACAACCAATCAGACTTTACTTTTGTTTTAGAAACGGGATTTAAAGTAGTTCCTCTTGACATTAAAGAAGCAACATTAATGTTAATAGACGACATTCGTTGTGGCAAACTTGATTATTATAAGAGATATGTAACTACTTATAATACAGATCAATTTAAACTTCAGTTTCATAAATCAATATTAAATGGTACTGGAAATCTTTTAGTTGATAAAATCCTTTCAAAGTATATAGCAGATTCCAGAGTTAAAATCGGAGTTTTGTAATGTCATGCGAAGCAACAGACTTTTTATATCCAATGATTGCAGATATATACTATCCAACTATTGAGCGTGATATGTATGGCTCTGGTTTAAAGAATTGGATTTTTGACAAAAGCGTTATTGTTAATTTTACTCCAGGCGGAACTGCATTAGCAGAAGATATTAAGGCAAAGGTTTTTACAAAAAATGAAAACATGCTTATTGGAAGAATTAAAAATGACATTCGTAAGTCAACAAATAAAGAAAATAACTCACTTACAAACATTATTATTACAAACATAAGAAACAGTATGGATGAACTTATATATCAAGAAACTTCTGGAGAACGTTCTGGAAAAGGTACAATTTATGAAATTGCTACCTACGATCCAGTTGTAAACCCTTTTGGTACAATAGATTATTACAAGGTTGTTTTACGAAGAACAGAAAACCAAAGTGGGGCTGACTAATGCAAGTTAAATTTGATGATAAAAAATTTATGAAAAAGATGAACAATATTGTTGATTATTCTTTTGGATTTTTTGAAGGGGCACAAAAAGGAAAAACGGTATTTTTAAATAACTTAGGAAAAGACACAGTAGAAGCATTAAAGATGTTTGTTGATGCAAATGCAAAAATGGATCCAATGTCTATGCACCACGTTTATGAATGGGGCAAGGTTGGAATGGCGTCTAAAAGACTTTTTGAAGTTACACATACCGTAAGCAATCTTGGATTGTCTATTAAGTCTGATTTCAAACAATCAACATCAATTAAACAGGGATCTTTGGTTCCGTTCTACAACAAGGCAAGAATTATGGAGTATGGTCAACCAGTTGTGATTAAACCGAGAAACGCTTCTGTACTTTCTTTTAATGTTGGTGGAGAACAAATTTTTACAAAAAATCCAGTCAATGTTTCAAATCCTGGAGGAGACTGGGTTCAAGGTTCCTATGAAAAAACATTTGATAACTTTATGAATTATTATTTTAAACAAACATTCTTAAGGGCTTCTGGAATTTATGATCATTTAAGCAATCCACAAGTGTACAAGAAAAACTTAAGGGCAGGATCAAATATTGGAAAATCAAAGGGTAGAGAAGTTGGCTATCGTTGGATTACAAACATTAATGTGGAGGTAGAGTAAAATGGCAAAAGATATAATAAACTTACCCTTTCCACCAATTTGGATAAATGCTTTTATTCAAGCAGCATTAAATGAATACGGCCTTAGTGTTTTGACAATACCATCTAACGCAGCAGCAATTGATGACTTAAGCAAAAACAGAGTGGATATACCAACGCAATATGATGATGAAGGCATTGCATTAAATACACAGCCAGACGTAATTGTTCAATATGACAGACTTATTAGATATAGAAGAAGTGGTTTGTATCCTCTCAAGTGTGAGCAGTTGTTGTATTATGTATATTCAACTCCCAGCAAAATCTTAGATGTTAGCACAATTTTATCTCAATTACTAGATAGAGCAGATGCAGCAGCAGAAGACCTAAATAGATGGACAATGAAAAAACAAGATGGAGAAACTCCTCTTTTAGATTTATCAGTGCCTTTGATTAGAAATGTTTATTTTCATGACATAAAAGTTTATCAGTTAGAAGAAGTTAGAGACCTAACAGAACTATCTTCCCTACGTGGGCTTACCTTGAATAAGTTTATTATTGAGTATGACTATCATACTATAAATGACCTAGCCCCCTATTATACATAAAAAGGCTGATATAATAGTTTAGAGAAGGCATTAATAATGCTTTGATAACTTAATATAGAAAAAAATTGAAAAAAGGAGTTAAAAATGGCATATTCACGTGGTACGTCTACAAATATTATCGTAGGTGCAGCAGCAATTTTCGTTGCAGACTACAAACTTACACCAACAGGTTCAAGTGCAATTCCTGCATTTATTGCTACAGAGTCTTACAAGTCTACACTTTCTGCAGACCCAGACTTTACAAATGTTGGGTATACAATGAATGGTCTTGAATTGACCTTCACACCAGATTTCGGCGAGGTAGCCGTAGATCAGGTTCTTGACGTTGCTAAACTATACAAGCAGGGAATGCAAGTTTCTCTTGCTACCGCTTTTGCTGAAGCAACATTAGAAAATTTACTTCTTGCAACCGCAGGAAAAGATTCAGCATTAACTGGAACAAAGAATACATCAGCAGGTCGTACTCTTCAACTCTCAGCAGGAGATATTGGAGAAGTACCACTTGAGCGTGGTCTTGTTGCATGTGGTCCAGGAACTGGTGATGGAGACAAGTCTGACTCAGTAGAGCGTGTATATGTTGGATATCGTGCTCTTTCAATTGAGGCAGTTACAGTTTCAGCAAAGCGTGAAGAGGCTTCTATGTTTGAAGTTTCATTCCGTATGCTTCCAGATGATTCAACAGCAACATACGGTAAGATCGTTGATCGTACCTGGTATGATGGATCTGGTACTAACTACATCGGTGCCTAAGTAAAAAAGTAAACAATAACCCACTCTCATAACGGGAGTGGGTTTTGTTGTTTTATGCTAAAATTAACTAATGGCTACAAAAGTTTTTAATACTTTAGACATTCTATTACTTAATGATCAGACAATCTCATGTTCTCCTTTAAAGATTAAGTATATGAGGGAGTTTATGGATATTTTTGTGCTTATTGAAAACTCAAAAAATGATGAAGAATCTATTGACATTCTGCTAGAATGCTGTAAAGTTTGTATGAAACAATATAGCCCAGATTTATTTTTAAATCTAGATGATCATATTGATCTTAATACACTTTATAAGATTATTGAAATAGCAGCGGGTATTAAATTTAATTCAACTTCAGAAGTAGAGATTAAAGAACAATCAAAAGAAAAAGAAGAAGGTTGGTTTGATTTAGATTTAGCCAAATTAGAGTCTGAAGTATTTACTTTGGGTATATGGAAAAACTATGAAGAACTAGAGACTTCTTTGTCAATACCAGAACTTATGCAAACCTTGTCTTCAAAAAGAGAATTAGATTATGAAGAAAAAAAATTCTTAGCAGCAATTCAAGGGGTAGATTTAGAAAATAATTCTGAAAGTGGCAAGGGACAAAAAGAATGGGAAGACATGAAAGCAAGAGTCTTTAGTGGTGGACAAACAAGTGATGGCAATGATGTACTATCATTACAAGGTCCTAATGCAGCAAGGGCAGGGTTTGGTATTGGAATGGGCTTAGATTACGAAGATTTAACTAAAAAATAAACCTATTCATGATATAATTAACTAACTTAACAAAAGGAGAAACAAATGGCAACAACAGCAAAAACCGACGAAGATACCGTTGTACTTATTGATGGTACAAAGATCGCAGTAAGACCACTCAAGATCTCATTACTTCGTCCATTTATGAAGAAATTTGAAGGTATTGCAGCAGTGGCAGAAGACAACGAGAAGTCAATGAACATTCTTATGGAATGTGTTTTGATTGCTATGCAGCAATATAAACCAGAATTGGCAGAAAATGTCAAGGATCTTGAAGACAATTTAGATTTACCAACAGTCTATAAGATTGTTGAAGCAGCATCTGGAGTTAAACTTCAAGACGCTTCTTTGTTAAATCTATAAAAAAATAAAGTAAAGAGGTGTTATGAGTGGCTGATGTACAATCCAATATTCAAGTTAATCTTGATGCCTCTCAAGCACTTGCACAACTAAAAGCACTTCAAAGGCAATTATCTAATTTTCATTCTTCAATTGCTGCAACTAGTGCACAAGCAGCAAAAGCACAGGCTGGCTTACAAACCAATCTTATAAATTCAATAAATGCTACTGGAAAGTTTAGAGCCAGCCTACAAGAAGTTAGAAGTACTGCTGATAGTTTTACTGATTCATTAGAAAGAAACAAATTTTCCACTAGAGAATATTTTAGATATGCTGGTGGTGCAACAAAAACATTTGGAAGACTTTTTAAATCAGAGTATGACACAATTGGCAAGGTAGCAGAAGAACGCATTAAAACAATGCAAACCCAATATCTTAAAATGGGTAGAACAGCAAATGGTGCAATTCAATCAATAGCAATAAGACCACTTGCGTTGGATATGGACAATCTAGCAACAAAGACTGCTCTTGCTGCACAGAAACAACAATTATTTGGACAGTTGTTAAAACAAGGTTCTACTAACCTTTTAAATTTTGGTAAGAATACACAATGGGCTGGCCGTCAGTTAATGGTTGGTTTTACAGTACCTCTTGCAATGCTTGGTACAACAGCATCAAAAACATTTATGGAATTAGAAAAACAAGCAATTAGGTTTAAACGTGTTTATGGCGAAATGTTTACCTCTTCCACAGAAACAGATAAAGCATTAAAAGATGTACAACTTTTAGCAAAGGAATTTTTAAAATATGGTGTTGCAATTGAAAAAACAATGGAAATGGCAGCAGACGCTGCTGCAAGTGGAAAAATGGGTTCAGATCTTTTAGCACAAGTTTCTCAAGCAACCAGACTTGCAGTTCTTGGAAACATTGAACAAAATCAAGCATTAGAAACAACAATTTCTTTAACAAATGCATTTGGAATAGCAGCAGATGAATTAAAAGGAAAAATTGATTTTCTTAACGCTGTAGAAAACCAAACAGTTTTAAATATTGAAGATTTAACTATTGCAATTCCAAAAGCAGCACCAGTAATTAGACAGTTAGGCGGAGACGTAGAAGATCTTGCATTCTTTATGACTGCCATGAAAGAGGGTGGTATTAACGCTTCAGAAGGCGCTAACGCACTTAAATCTGGACTTGCGTCATTAATTAACCCCTCCAAAAAAGCAGCAGGATTTCTTGCTGACCTTGGAATAAATATTAACGGTATTGTTGAAGGAAATAAAGGTAATATTAAAAACACAGTTGTACAGTTTGCACAAGCACTTGACACACTTGATCCCTTAAACAGAGCAAGAGCAATTGAACAACTATTTGGAAAATTTCAATTCTCAAGACTATCAACTTTGTTTCAAAACATAACTAAAGATGGAACTCAAGCATCTAGAACATTAAATTTAGCAGGTGCCTCAGTAGAAGAACTTGCAATTTTGTCAGAAAGAGAACTTGCAAAAGTAGAAAATGCTACTGGAACTAAATTTAAAAAATCATTAGAAAGTCTTAAACTTGCACTTGCTCCAGTTGGAGAACAGTTCTTAAAAGCAATAACTCCAATTGTAGAATTTTTTGGAAGAATATTAGAAAAATTTAACGGGCTTGGAGAAGGAAGTAAAAAAGCAATTGTGATGTTAGTTGGAGCAGTTGGATTAATTGGTCCAGCATTGCTTATGACTTTTGGTTTAATTGCTAACGGTGCAGCAAATATAATTAAATTATTTTTAACATTAAGAAATGGATTTTTAGGTCTTGGTGGACAGTCTAAAATACTTGGAAATCAAACCCAGTATATGTCTACTCAACAATTGGAAGCAGCAGCAATTGCATCATCTCTAGACCAAACACATTCAAGATTAATTCAAACATTTACATCAGAGGTTGCAGCAACAAATGCTCTAGCAGCAGCATATCAAAGAGCAACTGCAGCAGGAGCAAACTTTGCAAGAACAAATCCAGGAATGATGAGGCCAGGATTTAAAGGAGGTTCTCCTAGAAAATATGCAGATGGAATAGTAAGTGTTCCAGGTCCTAAAGGCGCAGGCGACATAGTTCCTGCAATGCTTTCTCCAGGTGAGTCTGTAATACCTGCAGATATGACACAGAAATATGGGGCTTTAATTAATGGCATGATCTCTGATAATATTCCAGGCTATAGATTTGGATTACCAGCAGGTACTGATTTTGCCCATGTTACTGAACTTAGAAAAGTTACAATCCAAGATTTAGTAGACACTCTTGAAAAAGAACCAGTTCCTAGACCATCACAAAATACAATTGATAAACTTCATGCAGTTGGAAATGCATTTGGGTATAGTAAAGAAGTAAATACAGTCAGTTCGCATGGTTTTGCTCAAGACGGAAAAATTAATAAAGCAATGCAAAGAAATAATCCAGTGTCAATTGATGAGTTTATAGATGATTTTATAAAAAAAGGACCTTCCAAATGGGATCCAACAATAAAATTATCAGGTACTAAACTTACAATAGACTCTAGTGCGATTGCTAGTTATGACTCAGAAATATTAACAAAATTACAAGAAATGAGAGCAGGAGATCCACCTAAAACTCCACCTCGAACAGAAATAAGGGCATCAGAGTTTGCAGAACTTGAATCTGAAGTAAGATCAAGAGTTTCAAATGGCAATTTACGAACTGCACTTGATACTTCTGCAAATAAAATATCAGAAGTAAGAGTAAATATAAGTCAAACAGAAGCAAAAGAAAAAGGTTTCGAGCCAACATCACGACAATCAAAGAAAGTTGGTGCAAAACCTGGCGAACTTTCTAAAACAAAAACAATACAACTTCCCATTCCAGGCACAGATAGAGTTATTAGGTTTCAACTTGGAGGAGCCGAACGTTGGGGTACTAAAGATTTAACATTTGATAATTTACAAAACGCTAATAAGGCTCAACAAGTTCCTATTACTAGACCTGGCTATACTGCAAATAATCAAAATCCTTGGTTAGCAGGAGAAGTAAAAAAAGATCCAAAAATGCCACCTGCGGTTTCAGGATCATGGGCTCCTACAGAATACCTAAAAAAGAAACGAGAACAAGAACAAGCACAAGCAAAAGTTAAAAAACTATTTATAGGAATGCCAGATACTTTTAGCGATGTTCAGTCAGTAAGAACCCAACAGTTATTATTAGACGCAATTGATGAAGAAGTTCAATCAAGTAAACTTGCCAAAACAACACCAACAAAATATGGAAAACTAATAGCAGAATCAAGTGGAAGAAGTTTTCCAGTTCCTGGAATTGGTGGTATTTATGAAAAACCAGGTGGTTCTCAAGTTTTTGTTAAACCAGCAATTGATTTAAAATCTGCAATGGCAGAAGAAAGAAGTACAAGAATTCAAAGGGATGTGCATGGACTAGATTCTCCAAAACAAACTATTGGCACAATGGTAGATCCAACCAATCCAGACAGAAGATTAATTGTTTTAGAGTCTCCAGTTGATTCTAAGTTTCAGGATATGCCTGGAACATTTACAAAAGAACAGTTCTTTAGACAAGCGGTAGCATCATTTCTTCGTGGAGATAAAGATCTTACAAAATCTAATCTTTCTGGAAATGTTGTTGCAGATGTAGGCGCAGCAGGAGTATTTGGAAGTGCTTCTGGAAAAAGAGATTTTGCAGAAATGCTTTCATTAAAAAATCAAGCAATGGTTAATTTGCTTGATCCTTCTAAAGGTGCCACTGGGGCACGAAAAGATTTTGCATTAGCAACAGCATCAATTGCACGATCAATGACTGCTGATCAATATCACGAATCAATGAAAGCAGAAATTGAAAGAATTGTTCCTAAATTAAAGGCAACAATATCTTCATTTGGCCTTCTTGATCCACAAGAACGAATTGCATACGATTCAATGATAAAAAGACTTGAAGAGGCTAGGTCTGTAGACTGGAGAGAATTACATAAAACCCACATAGCAGTTCAACCTAAAGTTGTACCTAAAAAAACAGAAGCAGCAATTCAAAAAGAAGAAGAAAAAAGGTTACTAAAACAACGTCAAAAAGGACATAAGGCTTCATTAAGAGATCCAGCATTTCCAAAACCAATAACTCCAAGACCACGTCCGGTTAGAGTTGGAAAATTTGCAGACGGAATAGTAAGTGTTCCAGGCCCAAAGGGTGCGGGTGATGTAGTCCCTGCAATGTTGTCACCTGGAGAATCAGTAATTCCAGCAGATATGACACAAAAGTATGGGGCTTTAATTAATGGCATGATATCTGATAATATTCCAGGGCATGCAGACGGCAAAACAGGTACTCCTCCTGGACCTGGATACACATGGCGTTCTATGGACTCTGGAGATATGTGGGGCGATACAGGATATTGGGAATCAGAAAATGATAAAAAACAAAGAATAAAACAAGAAAAAATTCAAGCAGCAAAAGAAAAAACAAAAAATGCTGCTCAAAAAGCAAGAACTGTTGCAGCAAGTGCAGTAGAAAAAGGAAAGACTGCTGTTGCTAATCGTTATACGCCTGTCGCAGCACCTGCTCCCGTTGTGGCTACCCCACCTTCCGGACTTCTTGGACCAGATGGAAATCCAATACAATCTTCTTCTACACCTGTCGCACAAGACGCACCTGCCCAACCTACTGCAAAACAAATGGCAACCGAAAGAAGAAGGGCAAGTGCTCAAAGAATAAGCGGTGGATTAATGGGTGGAACAATGGCAGCAGGAATGCTGGCTATGGCTCCTGGAAAAGCAGGTGAAATTGGCCAGACGCTTGCGCCCATGATGGGAGTAGCGTCAATGGTTGCCCCAATGCTAGGTACAAAAACAGGTGCATTTGCAATTCCAGTTATGGCATTTTTAGGAGCAATGGTTAAGTTAAGAATGGAATTTGACAAAGCCCAAAATGCTGCAATGGACTTAACAGAAGCAACTGGAACAAGCACTAAAGCAATTCAATCTTATGCAGAGTTTTCAGGAAAAGCAACTTCAACACAAATAATGGACAGAAAAAGACAAACAGCACGAGGTGGGCTTGTTGCTGTAACTGGAAAAACTACTTTTGGAGAAAATTATGTTAACAGCGCCAGTGGAATAGCGCAAGCAAAAGCATTTCAACAAAAACTTGTTAATACTAAAGACAGAGGGTCAGTAGCAGAAGATCTAAAAGCACAACTTAGTACATCTATTTTATCTGGAGCCCTTACTTCAGAGCAGGCTCGTTCAATTGCTGCTAATATAGGCCAAGCAATGGGTGACACAATGATGGGAATTAAAGTTGCTGGAGAACTTCAAGGAATTTTTGGACAAAATGGAGAAAATATTTTAGATACTGGAATTGAAATTAGAACAAAACTAATGCAAGATTCTACCAAAACTTCAACTGCTTTATTTAATAATGCAAAGGCTAAAGGTTCAAGTGGTTTCAACGGACTTGGAATGGGAGCAAAAATAGGAGTAGGCGCTGCAGGAGGTGCCCTTATAGGAGCAAAAGCGGGGTCTATGGCTGGAGGCGCAATAGGCAGTATAATTCCAGGAGCAGGAACCGTACTAGGAGCAGGAATTGGGACGGCTGCAGGTGCAGCAATTGGTGGACTTGTTGGAGGTTTTGCTGCATATAAGACACAAGTAAACTATAATAAACAACTTGCAGAAATAAGTGGTGCTGCTGTTGTTCAAAATCAAAATATGCTTGAACAATCAAAACAACTTATAGATTCATACGAACTTCAATATAAACAAAAAAGAGAACAACTTATTATTGAAGGAAAAATTTCAGAAGTTAAAGAATTAGATGACAAATATGATAAAAATAGAGCAATTCTTGATGCCGAACGATTAAAACAAAGAGAGTCAGTTTTAAAATCATATGAGTCAACAAAAGGTAATACAAGAAATTCAGTAAATACTGCAATTGATAAAGCAGTTACAAAAAAATATAAAGGCACAACTGAAGAAGGTTTTGTTGGAGCATCAAAAGATATGTTAGGAGAAGCAATAAAAACGGGCAATTTAAAAGATACTCAAGTTGCAGGACTTAAACTTCAACTAAGTGCTGGAGAAATAGCCCCATCAGAGATTATTAAACTTTTTAATACATTTTCAAAGAAAGAAGATCTTCAACAAACAGTTGCTATTATGACTAAATTAGGTGGAGAAGATGGTGCTGCAGCATTAGATATTGTTCAATCCTTTCAAGATTCAAATGGAAAACCAATTGAAAGTTTGCAATCTGAATTTATGCTTCAACTAGGAACTAAAAAAGGTAAAGATGCAGATGAATTTCTTACAATGATGCAAAAGTTCTCTAGATTAGGTGGAGTTCTTGAACTTGATCTTGAAACAGAAACTATCTTAAAATCTCCAGAAGCACAAAAAGAACTTTCAAAAGATTTAAAAGCAATTGAAGACAATAAAGGAGTCTTTACTACAAAGATACTTTCTGAAATTGAACCAAAATTTATTGGAACAGTTGATCCAGAATATTTAAAGAAATTAACAAGTCCACAACAACGTAACACATATCTTTCAACAATTAGAACATTACTAGCGGTAGACAATTCAATTTTAATAAAAGATAAAAACTTTTTAAGATGGCAAAAAGAAACTGGAAAATATGGCGGGGCTCAATATAGCAAATTGTCACCACCAGCACAACTTGCCAAATACAGAGAAGCAATGGGTCAAAAAGTTACTGAAACAACATCTGACACATCTTTTGGTGGTGGCACTGGACCTACCACACCTGCTGTTAAAAAAGAAAGAGATACAACCTTTGATGATATGGCTAAAAAACTTAAACTTGTACAACAAGCATCTATTGATGCATTAGGCGGAATGAATGCATTAAGAAAAGCAATGAATGATCCAATTAAAAAAGGTGGAGGATTTAATGCATTTAACGGAATTGCTAATCAATTATTAAAGTCTAAAAAAGTTGGAACAGAGTTTGTTGATTATATTAAAGGGTTGTCTCCAGAAGAGATTCAGAAAAAGTTTAGCAAGTTTGGATTATCTATAAAAGATGGAATTTTAAAAATAGGAAAAGATGCAGCAGTATTAAATAAAGTTCTTAGTGCAATCTTTACTGGCGATCTTGTAGCAGACAATGCTAAAAGGATGCAGGAGTTGGCAGACAAAACTAAAGCAGTAAATATTTTAAGACAAAAAGGAGTTTCTTATGAAGTGGCAATGGAAATTGCTGCAAATAATTCTACAAACAAACAAATAATTAATGGAAAACTTAAAGGAAAAGCATTAGATGAAATTATAGCAAGCCAAACTGCAGTTAATAAAGCAGAAGAAAAATACGATAGAGTTACAACCATTGCTCAACAAGATGCACTTGTAAGACAAAGCATGAAAAATGAAGCATTAATGGCTTATGCTGCACTACAAGAAAAACTAGTTGAGAATGAATATATTCTTCAAAAAAGCGCAGCAACAAACAAATTAGCAGATAATGCATATGCATTAGAATTAATTACAAGACAAGAAGATAAAATAAATGAAAGATACGATGCACAAATAACCGCACTTGAAGAAATTAATAAACTACATGAGCAATCAAATGAACTTCAATCTAAAAAAATGGACATTGCTTCTGCTCTTGCAAGTGGAGATATGGCTGCAGCAGCATCTGCAATGCAAGAATATAGAAATGCACAGATTGCAAAAAATGCAAAAACAAGAATGGAAGCAACACAAAAAGCAAAAGAAAATGCTATTAAAGGTGTTACAAGTCCAGCAGGGCAAACTAGAAAACAACTTGAAGATAGCAGCAAAATACTTAATGAAGAATTAGTCGATGTTGATGAAAAGATTAGATTAAGATTTATAAAAATTGATGAAAATTTAAAGAAAATTGGTGGATATACAAAAGCACAAGCAGTAGGAGTAGCAGAGGCAAATAGGCTTGCAATTGCTGCTGGGTTTAAGGCTGATGACGAACAACTAGCATTATTAATTTCACAATCTGCCGAAGGAATTACAACGGCAACAACTGCTGCTTCACTCAAAGTAGATAAAGCAATGGTACAGTTTAATAAAGACCTTACCGCAGCAGTTCAAAAAACTGGTAAAAATTTTATGGATCCAGCATATCTTAAAGCCCAAACGGACGCACTTATTGCAAATGCAGCAGCAATGGATACTTGGGCAAGTGCTTTTGGTCGCTACCTTGCCGGTATTGGAAAAGATCCAGGATCAAGACCTACTCCTAAAGGTACAACACTACCAACTAAAACTACTAATACACCAAATGGACCAACTGGTGGACCAACTGGTGGACCAACTGGTGGACCAACTGGTGGATCAACTGGTGGATCTGGAAAAGCATCAGTTAGTGTTTCAGGATCAAATATTAACATAAGTGTGCCATCTCCAGCAAAAGAAATTACAACTGCTATGGATGTTGCAAATGCTAAAGATGAAGCAAGACAGCGTAATTTTCAACAAATATTAGAAAAACATGAACAAACAAAAACTAACATAACCGTTGCTATGGCAGATCATCAAACTAAAGTTACAAATGAAAATAAAATGAGAGCAGCAGATGCTCTTGCGTCAACTAAAGCAGCAGAAGCACATGCAAAAACAAATGCAGATGCAGGTCAAAACGTTAGCATTAGAGTTGCAGAAATGGCTGGTATTTACGCAAATACTATGCAAGCATTAATATTAACGAATGCAAAACAATCAGAAGCAACTAAAAAACTTGAAAAAATAGATCCAGAAATAAACAAAGATCCTTTAGTAGTTGATAATGTAAGTTTAATTGGTAAAGAAAAACAAAAAGAATCAACTGCAAAAGCAGCAGCAGATGCAGTAACTGCAACAAAACAATCAGATGCAATTAAAAAACTTAATAGAATAGATCCAGCAATAAATAAAAATCCTTTAGTATTTGATTATGTAAGTATGCTTGCTGGAGTTAAAAACAACGAAGCAAAAGCACAAGCAGCAGCAGATGCAGTAACTGCAGACAAACAAAAAGCAGCACTTACAAAAGTTACCAAAATGGATATACCTGCTCCAGCATTTGATATTGCAGGCGCAATGGGTAGAAGTAAACAAGCAGATGTAAAAGCAGCAGCAGATGCTGCAGCAGCACAAAAAGCAGCACAAGCAGCGGCTGCTGCAAAAGCAGGAAAAGCACAAACAGCAGTTGATGCACAATCACTTCGTGGTATAGAGGCGAATGCAGCAGCAGCAGCAGCAAAACAAGCAGCAGCAATAAAGGCAGCACAAGCCCCATATCAAAAAGCACTTGCACATTTAAATATTAACTCTCCATTAGTTTTAGCAGCAGCAAATGCTGAAAGAGATTATAAAATTAAATATGGAAATATGGGTGGAATGGTTCCCAAATACATGGCATCTGGTGGATTTGCTAGGGGTACTGATACAGTTCCTGCAATGCTTACTCCTGGAGAGTTTATAGTAAATAGAAAAGCAACTCAAAGATTTGGCCCACTACTTAGCGCTATAAATTCACCAACTTTTAAATCGCCTGATTCAATGTCTTCTTCTATTAGAAATTCTAATGGATCAAAAACAGCAGTAAATAATTCCAAAACCCTGTATAATTATAACCTTAGCGTTAATGTGAGTAATAGTGGTGCAAATCCAAATGATATTGCACGTACCGTTATTAATCAAATTAAACAAGTTGATAATCAAAGAATTAGGAGTTTCTAATGGCTACCGCAGCATATATGAGTGGAAGAAAGCGTTATGCAAGACCACAAGGAATTTTATGGTCAGAAAATCCAGGAACTTTAGAAAATGGAATGTACGTACCAGAAGGATTTGAAATAGGAGCATATACTACAGAGACTACTAATCTTAACAAATTTTTAATCTTATCTGATCATAATCGCAGTCCACTTCAATTTAAAACAGAAAGAATTGAACAAAGGCAAAGAATGATTAATGGAAATATGAGGTCTTTTCATATTGCTGATAAAAATACTTTAAGTGTGGGTTGGAATAATCTACCATCAAGATCTTATTTTTCTATACCAAACTGGGCCACTACTGGAGCCACTACTGGAGTAACCACACAATCCCCTGAATACACTGCTGACGGGGGTGCAGGCGGAGTAGAAATGCTAGACTGGTATGAAAACCACACGGGACCATTTTGGATGTTCCTAGCCTATGACAAGTTTAATAACTATGTACAAGATGGAACCTCAGCACCATACACACATTTAGAACAGTATAATCAAATTGTTCAGGTTTACGTTTCTGATTTTTCATATACGGTATCTAAGCGTGGACAAAGCAATCATGATCTTTGGGATATTACGGTATCGCTGGAAGAGGTTTAAATGTTTGTAAATACAACATTAAAAAACCATATAGAAACTTCTTCAACAATTGAAACTCGTGCAACAATATTAGCAGAGTGGAATATGAATGTTCCAGACAATATTTTTAAATTAGGAAATTATAGAAATCGAGATAACAAAAAAGCGCCCCTTTCATTTGATGCAAACGATGTTGGCAATTGTTACACGGGAGCAACAGATGCAGATATTGTAGTTGACAATGGCTATGATAACCAAGAACTTCCATCATTATTTTCTAAGGATAAAGAAAAACATAATATGCTTTATTCGTTAGAAGACTGTGTTAAACCTTTTCGTCCAAGATCTGGAATTAATAAAGCCCTTTATATTCCAGGAAGACATCTTCATAATTTTAATACTAATTTGATTGAAAATCAACAACTTGTTGATAATTCAATTAGTACTATTAGTTCTTTTGCACAAAGACCAAGATATTATATGCCAGCAAGAGATGATCAATTTAAATATTGGACGTCTTATAGAACAGAGAATGGGACAGACACTAATTCACCAGAACGGGGTATATCAAAAAATTCTACAACTAACCAATATCCAATTGAAGACGTTGGACCATTTGTAGTATATAAAGAAAATGTTCCCGCTAATAGACTTATAGTTAAAATGCAAACTCATGTTGGAACTAAAAATTTAGGCCCTTTTAATACTTCTACAACTGCTATTGCAGATCCACTTTATGGAAACTCCAATAAACAAGTTCCTATTAATTGGAAAATAGAATACTTATCTGGAAATTCATGGGTACCAGCAAAAACTTTTAATGCTAATTCACTAAGAGATGACGCAACTCCAATAATTAATGAAGATGGATATGTAGAGTTATCCTATGGATTAATTGTCCCAATTGAGCATAAAAATAGATTTATTCATGTTGAAAAGATATCCTCTACAACATTGTTGCCAAACAAATCAATTGATGGCTATGCCTATTTAGTTGTAGGATCAGCAACAGATAAAGGAGTTTACCATATTTGGAACAATACAACAAAAGTTTATCAAACGTTTATTCCTGAGTATGGTTGGAAATTAACAAATTCAGACTTGACTAAAGAAACAAATTTTGTTACTGATTTTACATCACCAGAATATTTTATTAAAGATAACATTACTACATACCGTGAATTTCAATATGTTAGAGGAATTAGAATTGTTGCAGAGACAATGAATAAATTTGCCTCAACATTTGATTTAATTGAGATGTCACCAAGACTAATTGCAAACATATCAAATAAAACTATTAACTATAAAGTAACTAAACAGTTGTCTGATCTTGGATCAACTTCTTTGCCAGTTGGACAACTTCTAGCCTCAACTGGAAATATTTCAATATTTGACGATGACCAAGCATTTAATGAAAATAATACAAATAGTATTATTTCTAAATATGTTACAAAAAATATTAAATTTAATTTTTATGAAACATTTTTAAATGTATCTGGAAATGATTACAGCGTTCCAATTAAAACTTTATATTCAGAAGGTTTTCCACAAGCAGATATAACTGGTGGAACTATATCTTTAGAGTTAAGAGATTTTTATTTTTATTTTGAATCAATGCTTGCCCCAAAACTTTTTCTTACAAACATATCAGTAAGTTATGCAATATCAATTTTGCTAGATGCTATTGGGTTTAGTAATTATGTTTATAAAAGAATAGAAGGAGAAATTGATCCAATAATTCCATATTTTTTTGTGGGACCAGATCAAAGTGTTGCAGAAGTATTAAATAGTTTAGCAGTTTCAACACAAACAGCAATGTTCTTTGATGAATATAATAATTTTATTGCAATGAGCAAAAATTATTTAATACCAGAAGCATCAAAGAGGTCAATAGATACAACATTAATTGGATCAAAAACAAATGATGTTTTAGTAGAGATAGATTTAACCTCAGAAGATGCAGGGGCATATAGCAATACTGCAGAAGAGTTTTTTGATGGCGGACTTTATAGCACTGAATATTGGGAAGATGAACTTGGTGGAAATAGTCCATCTCTTGTAGAAAATTCTGTAAAAATAATTAAAAATAAATTAATTGCTGGCAAAAAACTTCCCAATATTATTTCAATTGCTTCTCAAGATAAAAAAATTTATAATGATGGAAAAATTAATTATACATCAAGATACATTGATAAAACATATTCAGCAATAGGTGAAGAAACGGTATCAAGCGCAGAGAATAAATTTTGGGTATATAAACCATCGCTTCTATGGGAAATATCTAACTATGAAGAACTAAAAGGGTCAAGTCAAAAATCAAGCGGATTTACATTGTCAGCAATTGCATTAAATTCAAAACTTGAAGGAGTAGCCCCAACTGTAGTTGCTAATCAACTAATAAATAACATTATTGATTTTGGAGAAAGTATTTATTTAATTTCAAGAAATCAAGGATATTTTTATGCTAATGGTGAAGTTATTAAATATGATGCAGTTCAATATTTTGTTGAGGGAATTGGAAACGTATGGATAAGTAGTGATTCTGAATACAAAAATTATTTAAATAAATTAAAATATAATGGCAAAATATATCCAAATGGAAAAGTTAGAATATACTCAGAGCCTTATTATGAAACGGTATCTGGAGTGACAAGAATGAAGAATGGTGCCGTAGCACAACATGGAAGGGCTCAGTTTGGAACGGCTATTGTTTCTCACAAAGCAGCATTAGATGACTATTGGTTCGATCCTAGTAATCGTAAAGGTTGTTTAATGGACTCTAAATATTTATTTGGAAACACTACTTTTAGTGGAACTACAGTTGCTGGCTCTGCTGGTATTTCAAATACTATTGCTAGTTCAGCATTTGTTAATGGTGTAATTAAAAGATTTTTATCAGAGCATCCTTTTACAGAAACAGAAAGATCATCTATAAAATCCATAGACCCTGCTAAAAATAAAGGATTAGTCCAGTCATCAGCACTTGTTTTTAAAGGTAAAGAGTTTATTACAACAGATCCAAAACCAATAGATCACATATCATATGTTTATAAAACACTAGACAAAGCAGTGTTTAAACACTTTGGAGCCAGAATGCGTATTATTGGTGACATAGGAGGAGAATTAAAAACACAAAGTGGTAATGTAATTTCTACCGCAGTCCCACTTTCTGGAATGAAATACTATACAAATAATTCACCATCGCCAGAACAAAGTGTTGTTATATCTGGAAACTCTGGAGGACTTGCAATTCTTCTTAATTCAGAAACTAATAATGGATATTATTTTGAGGTTATCGCATTAGACGGCGCCACAAAAGACACTTCAAATATTATATTTTATAAAATTGAACAAGGCACTGGAGAAGCAAATGCCATTCCAACATTATTGTTTAATGCATTCAATGAACAGATCCAGTATGACTCTGGAGATTTTGTCGGGATATCAAGAAAATATGCTGAACAATACACAACAGTTTATGATTTAGCAGTAGAGTATGAAGACCTAGCAAATAAAAATACAAGAAGATTTTATCTATATATAAATAATGTTTTAATTGGTCAAGTTGATGACACTTCACCACTTCCAGCATATCCAAATACTGCTTTATTTATTAGAGGATCTTCTAAGTGTATGTTTGAAAATTTTTATGCTCTAACTAACAACTATTCACAAGATGCTGGTTTTATTGTAAGTGATCAAGTTGGAAAAGTATTTGCAAAAACAGATATTAATGTTGATCAATCATTAAGAAGATATGCAATGAGTGGAATTTTACAAGAATCATACTTAACGGGAATAAGTAGTTTGACTCCTCCAACCTATAGTATTTATTTTGAAGAATTTGGAACTATAATGAGAGAGTGTGCATACATTAATGCAAGGTTTGACAATGCATATCCAGCACTATATGCAAAAATAGTAAATGCTCCAGACAAAGTAAAAGAATATACAATCTCTGGATTTGAGGCAAATGCATATGGAGCAGAGTTTTTAATATTTAATGCAACAGATACTTTATTAGACGTAAGCACAACTACTTCAAACTTTTTAAAAATTCAAGGTATTGCATTTACAAGTGATAGCAGCAATGAACTTACCGTAGATGATTACTTTAAAAAGAAATCAAGTTTTTCAGACCCTGAATTTATTGGCGATGTTATAGTCTATTCTCCAAACATAGAAAAAGAAAAATATAATAATGTTAAATTAAGCAGAATGAATTATGGGAAAAGCGCTTTTTCTATAGAAGCAGAATACATACAAACCACAGAAGATGCAGAAAATTTAATGGGATGGTTAGTAGATAAATTAATGGTTCCAAAAAAAGCAATTGGACTAGAAATTTTTGCAAACCCCACAATTCAACTTGGTGATATTGTTTCAATTGATTATAAGAATAATAATGGATTAGATCTTGTTACATCTTCTAGTTCACGTTTTGTTATTTATAACATAGAATATTCAAGAGGACTAGATGGACCAAAAATGACTATATATTTGAGTGAGGTGTAATATGGGTACTTGGGAAGAAGAATGGCTAGACATGACCAAAGATATGCAAGGAAGTGTTATAGACTACACCAAGCCTGGAGCAATTGGGGATTTAAGTTATTTAAATTTTAATACACGTGACCTAATTGACGATATGACTCCTAGAAGTGCTGTAGAAGCCGATGCTCAAGGTATAAAGACTGTCGAACCTACGCCAGACACACCTTCTAAACCAAGTAGTAGTGGTGGTGGAACTGGAGGAGAAGTATATTTAGTAGCGGGATCAGGATCAACATCATCAAAACCTTCAGTTAAAATTGCAACACCTCAATATGTTAATTTTCAAGACGATAGAAATCTAGAAAGCGCAGATTTTTTAAAAATGTTATATTTTGAACAAATTAATGGTGCAATGCTTTTGTCACTTACAAACAATGCAAATTTAAATACCGAAAGTATAAATTATCAACCAATTGTTAATATGGCAGAAATACAACAAGCCTTAGACCCCAAAGGCATCTTGGCTCTTCAAAACACATCTGACAAATATTTTTTAAATTTTCCTATAAAATTAGAAACAAAAATTCCAAATTACGGAAATGGGCCTGCTGGAACAAATGTTTATATTGATTTTTCAACTGGAAACTTAGTTATAGAAAACATAAATATAAATCCAGGAGAAAAGATTGAAATTGAAACGCTGCAAAATGGTACAATATATGAAACAGATCTTGGAGTTGATACGGAATGATAACAAATAAAGGAAAAGAAATTATAGCAAAATACTTGCTTGGAACAACTCCTGCTTATGCATCATATATGGCTTTTGGTTGTGGACAAAAACCATTGGCAACTGGTGCTGCATCTGTAGATTATTCAGAAAAAGAACTATTAAATTTTGAAATGTTCAGGGTTCCAATTTCTTCAAGAGGGTATGTAAAAGAAGAGGGTGTTAACAAGATAGTATTTACTGCAGAACTTCCAACACAAGAAAGATATGAAATTACAGAAATAGGTATTTATTCTGCAGGAGGAAATCCATCCGCTTCAGGATTTGATAGTAGAAGTTTATTGTTATTTACAGAAGAAGAGCAATGGCAATACCTTGATACTACACTAAAAATAATTCCATCAATAACTTCAGCACTTGATGAAAGTGATGATAACATTATTACAACAGCAAACAGTGTGTTTCAAGCAGCAGCGGACAATAGAATTTTTTATAAAACAAATAGAAACACAAAAAATGAAAGATGTAGATTTTTAAATAATATGCTTTTAGTAAAAGGAAATTATAGTGCTATTAAAGATATTACTAATGTAACATCAAGTTTATCTGGAAAAAATTATATAGCAAAAACTGGACTCAATATTAATTTATCTCAAAATTCATTATCAGATAAAATTAAAATTGCATTTTCTCTTGTAAACAAAGACGCAAGCACTTATACAAAACCAGGTAGTTTAAAAATTATTTTAGAGTTTATTAATAATAGTAATAATGATACTAAATATGCAAGATGTTTAATTGATTTAGTTGATGGAGCAGGTGGAATTGATTTTGATACTAACAGATATTTTGTAGTTGAAAAAACATTACAAGATTTTGTGCAACAAGAAGGATTTTCTTGGGAATCTGTTACTTCTGTTAAATTGTACTCATGTGTTGTAACTTCATCAGCCGTAGTAGAGACACACTATATTGCTTTTGATGCAATTAGGTTTGACAATGTAAGTACTGTTAATCCTCTATATGGATTAGTTGGATACTCTGTTATTAAAAATGCTAATGCAGAGCCAATTGAAAAATCTCCAAACACAAACAATTATGTTGAATTTAGAATGTCTTTAGATATTGGTAACGTTGTATAATGGCAGTAGATAAAAACATTACAAAATCTTTATTATTAAAAAAAGATTTACCGCCAGTCACTAGCGCTAATCAACACGTTGTAAGGTATAGAGTTATTTCTGAAAACCTTAACAAAGTTTCCGCATGGTCTTCAATTTATTATGTTGATTCTTATCCTATTCCATCAACTGCTACATCCATTACTAACTTAGCAATTGCTTCTGGTACTGTAACCGTTACCACAGCATCTGCACACGGTATTAGTGTTGGAGAGACTGTTACTTTTTCTAGCACAATATCTCCGTTTGCTGCAGTTACTGGGGCGCAAATAGTCCTAACTGTTCCAACAATAAACACTTTTACAGTTCTTATTGGTTCAAGCACAGTTTCATCTGCTGCTACAACCGGTATTGTTACATCCATTATTGTAAATAAAGTTAACATAGTAAGTGGTGGAGGCTCCTGGTCTGTTACTTGGAAAGATACTGATTTTAGAGAAAAATATGATATTTTTGTTAAGTTTGACAATGCAGCATCTTATTCGTATCACGGAACCGCAAGTGTAGGAAATGCAATTACCAAGGTGACTACATATACATTTCCAAATACTGGAACAACAAATGTTAGAGTAACGATTCAGCCTGAAGGAATTTTAAAAACACAAAACAATTCATTAAAACTTTTTGAGTCTGTTTTGACAACGGTAGCATAAGTTAAATGATATAATGGAGGAATAATGGCAAAACTAACAGTACCACAAAGAGGGCAACCCTTAGATGTTTCTTATATGTATTCTTTGGTTGAAACGGTTAATCAACTAAGCGAGATTGTTGGAAGTAATCAAAGTATTACAGAAATTAAAGGAAGTAGCGGAGTTCCCAAAACAGTAGCAACTGGAAGGGCAGTTATTTATGGTGTTACAAAAAGTGTTGCAACTTCTAAAAACATTATTTCTACTGATAACGAAGTAACTTTTAACGTTGATTACAATTTTAATTCTCCACCAATTGTAGTAGCAACCCCTTGGAATGCGGGAAATACAGATGCTGGAAAAAATGTTTCAGTTGTTATTACTCAAGTTTCAAGCACTAATGCTTCATTTCTTGTCAGATTTAATACTAACGGATTGGCAACTGTTGACGTAAATGTTCTTGCCATCGGAATTCCGACTAAGTGAAATGTATAAGATGCGGTGGTATTGTTTTTGTTGATAGGCAGTACAGCACAAAAGAACATATTGAAGTTTACTGTGTAATTTGTGGTAAAAGAAAATTTTACCATCCACCAGACAGCAGCAAAGAGGGATCATGGATTCTACAACAGGAAATATTGAGGGCCAAAACTACAATCAGTCCGCTATAGTTTCAGGCAATAAAACTATTTGGTTTTTAAATAATGATTTAGTCAAGGTGCATCATAGAAACAGATCAGATGGAATTGTTGCGCTTTACAATATAAATAAAGATAGGATTGAAACTTGTTTTATTGCGGAATTTAAAAAGAAAAGAGAAAAGGCATATACTATTGGAGAAACTGCTATACTTATTAACAGACATAAAAAGTATATTCCTACTCTTATTAAACGTGGAACAATTCCAGCACCAATAGGATCTAGCATAGGTGGAAAGCGTGGCTGGCAGATAAGATGTTATTATTCAGAAAGTCACATAAGGGAAATAAGGGACATATTGGCATCAATTCATATTGGTCAACCAAGAAAAGATGGCCTTGTAACAAACAACATGACTCCTACTAAACAAGAGTTGACTAGGAGAATGGGCGATGGTATACTTACATATACGAGAACTGAAGATGGACGCTTCATTCCAATCTGGTCTGAATCTATCTAACTACTGAATGGATGTAAAATGGAAAACGATAACACTAAGGTTTCTGTAACTTTAGGCTACACACTTAATCTTGGAAACTTCCAATCATTAAGACTTGATCTTGGAGTTGTTGACTCTAAGAAAGATGGAGAGACAACTAATGAAGCAATGGAACGTGTTTACAAGTTTGTTGAAGATAAACTAACTGACAAAATCAACGAAGCCAAAGCAGAAATTTCTGAGTAATGCCAGAGCGCAAAGACCGAATGGCTTTGCTTTCAAGGTATAGTAAATACCACAAAGAAAGATATGATGTAAAGCCATCAATGAATCTTAACGTTGAGCAATGGGCAGCAGATGCTCTTATTCAGTCGTATGGAATTGAAGAATGCTACGATATTTTAGAATACTATTTTAAAGTTACTGAGAGTCCATCTTGGAATACTTTTGCATACCAGGCAGAAAAAATTATTAAGGCTAAAAAAGATAAAGATCAAGATGATGTAGAACGTGCACAGAGAAGGTTAATGGCAAAGGAGTGGCTCAATGGCTAGCATTGAATCAAAGGTATTAAATGCAGTCTTAAAAGATAAACAAATTCATGTTTTATTACAAGCAAATGTTGACGGACTTCTACGAACACATCTAGATGTATGGACATTCATTAGAAAATATTTTGAGGCAAACAGTTCTGTTCCACCACTATCTTTAGTAATTGAAAAGTTTAGAGATTTTGAAGTAGTTGATGATGTTGGAGCAACCAAGCACCACCTTTCAGAATTACAAGGTGATTATTTAAATGATAGTCTTAAAACAATTCTACGTTCTGCAGCAGGAGAAGTACAAAGTGGCAACTCAGTAGTTGCCCTAGACTCTTTAATTACTCAAACCTCAGAACTTAAAAAGAATACATCCTCCGTTAGAGATATTGATGCCACTGACTTTGAATCCGCTGCTGCTTACTTTGATCATTTGCGTAAAATGGAAGAGGCTGGGATTACAGGGATTAAAACTGGATTGCCAGGATTTGATAACTATCTTCCAAGTGGTATTGCTCCAGGCCAACTGGGAGTGTTTTTAGCCTATCCAGGCATTGGTAAGTCATGGCTTGCTCTTTATTTTGCGGTACAGGCATGGAAGCAAGGCAAAACCCCATTAGTAATCAGCCTTGAAATGTCTGAAACAGAAGTTAGAAACCGTGTATTTACAATTATGGGCGAAGGTCTTTGGTCACACAGAAAGATTAGTCAGGGTCATGTTGAGCCAGAGATGTTTAAAACTTGGCACAAAGATAAGGTTGCTGGAAAGAATCCATTTCATATTATTTCAAATGATCAGGGTGGAGAGATTAGCCCATCAGTTCTACGTGGAAAAATAGATCAATACCGTCCAGACTTTGTTATTGTTGACTACCTACAGTTAATGAGTCCAAACCAGAAGTCAGATAACGAAACAGTAAGAATGAAAAACCTTTCTCGTGAACTAAAGTTAATGGCTATTGGAGAAGAAGTTCCTATTATTGCGATATCTTCTGCAACACCAGATGATGTAAATGATCTTAGTAGTGTTCCAACACTTGGACAAACTGCCTGGTCAAGACAGATTGCCTATGATGCAGACTGGGTAATTGCACTTGGCAGAGCAACTAACAGTGATATTATTGAATGTGCCTTTAGAAAAAATAGAAATGGTTTTATGGGTGAGTTTCTAGTTCAAGTTGACTTTGACAAAGGTTACTATCGCTACAAGGATTATGAAGATAAGCAGTTATAATAAGATGTGTCCATTCATCATAAGCCTATAAAGTGTTTTAAACTAGATGGCAACATCAAGGATGAGTCAGACATCTATAGATTAAAAGAAGAATATATTAGAATATTGTTAGTACAAATGAGAGAAAGTGCCTATGTTCCAAGAATTGACATAGACCCAG